ACCGCAATCCGTCAAGGCTGAGCCGTATGCCCGGTGTTATCCGCAACGGCAAAAAGCAGTTTATCATTGACACAAACATCGGTAAATCAGACTTTGCCGAGTGGAAAGACTGGGTGGAGAGCATTAACGATGACTTACCCGACCTTGACAACCTTGCAGATTTTTTTGAAAATCCTCCCGAACTTGCTCCGCCTCTGATTGAGGGAGTATTGCGACAGGGACATAAAATGCTCCTCGGCGGACCCTCAAAAGCAGGTAAGTCATTTGGTCTTATCGAATTGTGTATTGCAATTGCCGAGGGAACAGAATGGTTCGGCTTTAAGTGTGCGCAGGGCAATGTCTTGTATGTGAATCTTGAACTTGACCGTGCGTCCTGTTTTCACAGATTCAAGGATGTATATGAAGCGTTAGGACTTGAACCCAAAAACTTAAATAGGATTGATATTTGGAACTTGCGTGGCAAGTCCGTGCCTATGGATAAGTTAGCACCTATGCTTATTCGCAGAGCACTGAAAGGCAACTTTATAGCCGTAGTAATTGACCCGATATACAAGGTTATCACGGGTGACGAAAACAGCGCAGACCAAATGGCACACTTCTGCAACCAGTTTGACAAGGTGTGTACAGAAATCGGATGTGCGGTAATCTACTGTCACCACCATTCCAAAGGTGCTCAGGGCGGTAAAAAGTCAATGGACAGAGTTTCGGGTTCGGGTGTTTTTGCCCGTGACCCTGACGCACTCCTTGACCTTACAAGGCTTGAAATCAGCGAAGATTTGATGAAGCAGCAAAAGGATGAAAGAACCTGTAAAATCTGCAAAGACTGGATAGGTCGTTTTAACCAAATCAGCGAAGTGTGTTCGCAGGACGATTTGGTAATGGCAAATAATATGATTGACATCGCACGCAAAACGCTTCCTGAACAGTCTTTTAAGCTGATGATGTCAGATGTTGCCCGTGCCGAAAAAACCGTAAAAGGGATGTCAGCGTGGAGAATAGAGGGTACTCTGCGAGAGTTTCCGACATTTGATGCACTTAATCTTTGGTTTGATTATCCGATACACAAATCAGATACAACAGGTGTGTTGAAAGACTGTAATTTTGAGGGCGATTTTAACCCGCCTTACAAGAAGAATTTCGGTAAGAAAAAGAGTGAATCGGAACGCAAAAAAGAACGCTCAGAATCTATTATGACAGCGTTTACTGCAGAAGAAAATAACGGTCAGGCAGATATAAATGACATTGCTACATATCTTGGAGTTACCGAAAAAACAGTCCGAAATCGATTAAAAGAGCACGGCGGATTTTGGGTTGACGGCGGTAAAACAGGATTAAAGGAAAAGGAAAAAGTCGAATAAATTTTCCCTTTCCGTCAAATTTGGAAGGAAAATTTTATCGAGAATTTCCCTTTCCGTGAAGGAAAATAAGGAAAATTTCCCGAGATTTTCCTTTTCTAAAAATGACGGAAAATGACTTTTTTCTCGAGATTTTCCGAGGGAAAGAAAAAGTATATATACTACCGTATATATAAACGATGTCCGTTCCCTAAGGTCACAGGGGTGAAGTAGTTGTGCGAAGCTTACGCACAACAACTCCTTCCCCTGACCTGTGACTAAAAGCAAAATTTTAAAGTTAAGAAAGGAATGGTAAAAAATGGCAAAATGCAAATCGACTTCAAAAGATAAAAGATTAAAAGTCGCTAAAAGAATGCCTCCACTAAAACGAAGAAAAGATGGAGAGAATTATTGTTATATCAACGACGAAGTAATGAAGTGGATTTCCAAAAATTCTGCGTTGATAAGTTATGTATTGGATAAGGTAGCCGCTAATGGATACATAGTTTACGACCCAAAATTAAAAGTATGGCACGGAGCTGATTATTATGAAATCGAATGCAACGAAGACTGAATTTTTTATGGCGATGATACCGCCGACCGTAACGGCACAGGAACATAAAGTTATGGTAAAAAACGGCAAACCTGTTTTTTACAATCCGCTCGAGGTGAAACAGGCAAGAGAAAAGCTCATGTCACATTTAGCAAAGTTTAAACCGTCAGACCCGTACAAGTCGGGTGTCAGGTTAATAACAAAGTGGTGCTTCCCTCGTGGTAAACATCAGGACGGCGAATATCGTATAACAAAGCCCGATACAGACAATCTGCAAAAAATGCTAAAAGACTGTATGACCGCTATCGGCTTTTGGTCTGATGACGCACTTGTTGCAAGTGAGATATGTGAAAAGTTTTGGGCAGAGGTTTCGGGTATTTACATCAAGGTGGAAGAACTGTGAATATCTCGGAAGTTAAACGCAACCTTGAAAGAACCGTGCTGTACAATGGAGCAGAATACATTCTGAAAGGCTGTATCATCAGACGGAATACAACGGGTCGGTTTTACTATCAGGCAGAGCTTATGGACACCAAAGCCAAAAGCTCGTTGATTGTAACTGCACTTGATAAGATTGACGAAAGGAGAGCAAACGATGAAAGCGAGAATACCACCTAAGATTCCGAAACAGCTTAAACAGGAAGCTGAACGGATTGCAAAAAGCGCATATGAACAGATCCGAGAAAAAGAAAACAAAGACATCACGCGCAGAGTATTTAAAACAATGCTGTATGCCTTGCATAAAGATTTCGGCTTTGGCCGTGACAGATGTGCAAAGGCACTAAAGTCTATGACCGAAATAATTGAACACTCCGACACTGATGAAGTGTTTTGGGAGCATATTGACAGGGTTGTCATCGACAAGCTGAAACTTGAATTTGACAAACGAGATTACACCGACAACGGAAAAGTTGTTAATTTTGAAGGAGATGAAGAAAATGACAAACTTTGAAAAAATCAAACAGATGTCAATTGATGAAATGGCTCGGAGTTGTATGAATTTTTTCGACTGCCCGTATGGAACTTCGTATGTCGGCTGTCCTATGGAAAAGCGATTCAATAACAGCTGTATTGACTGTACAAAACATTGGCTTGAAAGTGAGGTAGATACGGATTGACGGTTAAAGATTATTTATATTCGGTCAGGGTTTCGGATAAGCTGATCAGAACGAAAGAACACGAGCTGTCAAAACTTAGGCTGAATATTGCACAGGTATCGGTTAGGCAGAACGAGCCTGTTAAGACATCGGGAGTGAATGACCCTATGCGGATTGTTGACAGGATTGCAGACCTTCAGGCTGAAATCAATCGGGAAATTGACAATCTTGTGCGGTTGAAAACTGAAATCCGCAGTAAAATCAACGCACTTGACGATTACCGTTACATTGCAATTTTGACCGAGTATTACATAAATTGTCAGAGGTGGGAGGATATTGCCGAGAGTATGGAAATGAGCGTAAGGCATACCCTGAGATTGCACGGCGAAGCGTTACAGGCGTTCCGAAAAAAGTTCAATTTCTCGTAAAATTATTTTGAAATGTCATTGAATGTCACCCTTACCCTGCGTATAATGGTATTATGAAAGTTTGACAAACAGGACATATGTAAAACTCTCCTAAGATAAAAATCGCACAGACCGCTCTCGTTTGAGGGCGGTTTTGTGTTGTGAGGAACACGCATAGCGATATGAATTTCCGGTGCAAATCCGGACGCTTGCTACAAGACAGCGCAGCAATGTGCTGTCTTTTCGTTTGCTGATTTTTAGAATTTTTAATAAAGAGAGGTGGTGACGGTGGCAAAGGGAAAGTATGAAAAATGGCTGAAAGAGGAAAATTTATTACTGCTTGAGGGTTGGGCAAGGGACGGTCTGACCGATGAGCAGATTGCTAAAAATATGGGCATTACCGCAAAGACCTTGTGGGAATGGAAAAAGCGTTATGGTAATATTTGTAATGCCCTAAAAAAGGGCAAAGAGGTTGTCGATTATCAGGTTGAAAATGCGTTACTGTCGTCTGCACTTGACGGCAACACCACGGCACAGATATTTTGGCTCAAAAACCGCCGTCCCGACAAGTGGCGAGATAAGCAGAAGGACGAGGCGGACACAACCGCACTTGAAAAGCTCGACAACATTCTTGACGAAATCAGAGAGGACGCAAAAAGGAGTGTAAAGGACGATGCCGTACACGATTAAGCAAAAGGAATACATTGCAAATGCCGTACACCGCTGGAACATTAAAAGCGGTGCCGTTCGTTCGGGCAAAAGCTTTGTTGATGTCACCTGTATTGTTCCTATGCGTATCCGTGAAAGAATAGGCAAGGACGGCTTGTGCTTTATCATAGGCGTATCAAAGGAAACAATTGAGCGAAATGTTTTACAGCCTATGCGTGAGCGTTACTCTTCCGACATTGTGGGTACAATCAACAGCCGAAATATTGCAAAGGTATGCGGTGAAGATGTCTATTGTCTCGGTGCGGAAAAGGTCAGTCAGGTTGCAAAAATTCAGGGTGCGTCTGCAAAGTATATATACGGGGATGAGGTTGCAAAGTGGAACGAAGATGTTTTCAATATGCTGAAATCCCGACTTGACAAGCCGTATTCCTGCTTTGACGGCAGTTTAAACCCTGAACACCCTACGCATTGGCTGAAAAAGTTTATTGACAGCGACGCAGATATTTATTTGCAGGAATATACAATCTTTGACAACAGTTTTCTTTCAAAGGAGTTTGTTCAGAACCTTTGCAACGAATACGAGGGAACGATTTATTATGACCGCCTTATTCTCGGCAAGTGGGTGCGTGCAGAGGGTGCAATTTACCGCAGATTTGCCGACAATCCAAAAGACTTTTGCTGTCAGATTGTCGATGAAATAAATCCCGATGTGCCAATAAGGCAGTTTTTAAAATCTCAACTTTGGGATATAACAATCGGCATTGACTTTGGCGGTAACAAATCAGGACACGCCTTTGTCGCAACGGCAAAAACAAAAAATTACGGAAATCTTATTGCTTTGAAGAGCGAAAGATATTTCGGAGAATATGACAGTAACGATCTAGACAGGCTGGCAATTGAGTTTGCTCAGTCTGTTTTTGACTTATGCGGAAAGGTTGATTTTGTCTATTGGGATAATGCCGAAACCGTACTTGGCAGAGGTATTAAAAGAGCCTTTGAAAAGACTTTTCCCGAAACAATTGTCAGACCTGCAAGGAAATACCCCATACAAGACCGTATTCGCTGTACGCTCCGACTTATGGGCTCGGGCAGGTTCTTTTATGCCGACGGTTGCAAAACGCTTAAAACGGCTCTCTGTGAGGCTGTGTGGAATGATAAAAAACTTGACGATGAACGGCTTGATGACGGTTCAACAGATATCGACAGCCTTGACGGCTTTGAATACACATTTGAAAGGGATATGAAACGGTTTATAAAGGCGGTGTGAAATGGGACTTATAGATTTTTTGAAGGGAGTGTGGAGGCGAATGTTTCCGCTTGAAAATATTCGGCAGGCGCTTAATTTACGGCTTGCGATTACAGCAGAAATGCAAAAGGCTATCGGCATATGGCAAAACTGCTATGTCGGCAAAGCTCCGTGGCTTGATGAAAATGTCATCAGTTTGAGGCTTGAGCAGTCAATCACAAGGGAGTTTGCTAACATTACGCTTAACGAAATGACGGTTAACATCTCAAATGAAACGCTGTCAAAATTGTTTGAAACTGCAACCGAGGAGCTTAATTCGGAGTTACAGTCAGGTCTTGCAACGGGTGCAATGGTCATCAAGCCTTTGGGCGGTGACAGGGTGCAATATATCTCGGCAAATGCTTTTGTGCCGATTGAGTTTGACGCAAAGCACAGGCTTGTAAAGGTCATCTTCCCCGAATTTAAGAAAATCGGTGACAACTACTACACAAGGCTTGAATATCACAGCCTTGATAAGGACAAGGGCTTGACTGTTACTAACACGGCTTACCGTTCGTCATCATCCGAGGTTCTCGGTACTGAAATTCCTCTCGCTGTCATTGACGAGTGGGCAGACTTACCGTCTGCGGTCACATACCCCGATATGAAAAGACCTGCGTTTGGTTATTTCAGAGTGCCGATTAAAAACACGATTGACGGCTCATCATGCGGTATGTCGATTTTTGACAGCGGACTTGAAATCATTCAGAAAGCCGATATGCAGTTCGGACGGCTTGACTGGGAATTTGAAAGCGGAGAGCGTGCAATTCATGTTGATTCTGCCGCATTAAAGGACGGCAAAGCCGACAGACTTAACAGGCGTTTGTACCGTGCCGTTGATGTGGATTTGGGTGACGAAGAACTGTTCAAGGACTTTTCGCCTGCGTTCCGACAGTCCGACATTACGGACGGCTTGAATACATATCTGCGTATGATTGAATTTGCGGTCGGTCTTGCATACGGTGACCTTTCAAACCCCGAAACAGTTGCAAAGACTGCTACGGAGATTAAGTCGGCAAAGGACAGAAAGTACAACACCGTCACGGCAATTCAGAAGCAACTTCGCTATTGCCTTGATGACTTGGTGTATGCTCTTGCGTTTTACAATTCGCTTACAACAAGCGGTTATTCGTTTGTATGCGATTTCAAGGACAGTATTCTGACCGATGAAGAAACCGAACGCAAGCAGGATATTCAGGACTTAAACCTTGGTATTATGCGACCTGATGAGTACCGTATGAAGTGGTATGGAGAGGACGAAAAGACAGCGAAAAAGAATCTTCCGCAATCCTCTGAGGTTATCGAATAATGTTCACTCCGACTGAAATTGAGGCTTTGCCCTCGGCTATGGAACAGTTGTACCGCAGTTTACAGTTAAATATTATGTCCGACCTTACGGAGCGTTTGAAAGCTAACGGTGAGGAGATAATCTCTGCCGCCGATTGGCAGATAAACAGGCTTTATGAATTGGGCGTGAGTAAGGATGAAATAGACAGCCTTATTCAAAGCACGCTCAATGTGTCTGACGATGAAATCGACAGAATCTATGACGAAGTTGTGAAATCGGGATATGCAAGAAATGAGGAGCTTTATACAAGCAAGGGCAAAGAGTATATTCCTTATGCAGAAAATAAACAGTTGCAACAACTTGTAAAGGCGGTTAAAAATCAGACAAAATCGGAGTACAGGAACATTACAGGCTCACTCGGATTCGCCGTGAGAAATGCCGACAATACGCTGTCATTTACTCCGCTTGCGGACTTTTACCAACGCACTCTTGACAACGGACTTATGCAGATTGCAAGCGGTGCGGTTGATTATAACACAGTCCTTAAAAAAGCGGTTAAAGCTATGACCGACAGCGGATTGCGTACCGTTGATTATGCAAGTGGTTGGAGCAATCGTGTTGATGTGGCGGCACGCAGGGCGTTGATGACAGGCTTTAATCAGGTTGTCGCAAAGGTCAACGAGGACAACGCCGAACAGCTCGGCACGGAATGTTTCGAGGTCAGCTATCACCGTGGTGCAAGACCGACACATCAGGTGTGGCAGGGCAGAGTGTACAGCAAAAAGGAGCTTGAAACCGTCTGTGGATTGGGTACGGTCACAGGTCTTTGCGGTGCGAATTGCTATCACAGCTATTCGCCATTCATCAAGGGCATTGATACCCCGACATACAGCGAAGAAGAACTTGACCGTATGAACGAGGAAGAGAACACGCCGAAAGAATACAACGGCAGACAGTACACGGCATATGAGGCACAGCAGAGGCAAAGACAGCTTGAAACCGCAATGCGTGCCGACCGACAGAAGATTGAACTGCTCACACAGGGCGGTGCCGATGACGATACAATCACAGGCGCAAAGGTCAGATATTTTCAAAGGCAGGACGAATATGTAAAGTTTTCAAAAGCTATGGGACTTCCCAAACAATGGGAAAGAATAACCGTAAACGGCAAAAATGCTTTAGGCTCAAAACTCCCGAAAAAAGCAGGGAATGTTAATAAAATCACCGCTGAATCTGTTGCAAAATCGGGTAAAAGTGTTATAATAAAAGAGAAAAGTAAAAAGCCTATTACTCCGATAACCGATAAAGCTATCAGTCGTATTCCTAAAGTTGATATTGAAGGTTATACAGAAGAGCAGTGTTTGGAAATTCAAAAACAACACAAGGAGCTTTTGAAATTTTCAAAAGAACAAAATGAAAATAAAGAAGTTGCCTTCGTGTTAAAAAATGATGTGTCCAAAATGATTACAGAGCCTATTAAAGGAACTGATGAAAAAATAGATTTTGGATCAGCACTTCAAGGCAAAGATTTATTTGTTATGCACAATCACCCGAGAAACAGCAGTTATTCTTTAAATGATATTATCGAATTTATTAAGAATGATAGTATAAAAACATTTACTATTGTGAAAAACGATGGCAACATTGAAGTATTAACAAAGTTGAAAGGATACGACAGACTATCACTTTTAACAGAGTTACAACGAATGGGAAAAAAGAGGATAAAAACAGGTTCTGATAGTGAATACAGAAAGGTTATTGATAAATTTTTAAGTAAACATCAAGAAGGAGGTTTATTTGAATGGAAGAAATAAACAAATCTGTTTTAGATGGTTCTAACGAAGAAGCTTCAAAACGTCTTGACGAAATAATTAAAGAACTTGAAAAACAAAGAAACAAAAGCTAACCGCTCCGTAAAAAGGGCGGTTTTGTTGTTTAACTTGCCGAGAATATGTTCAGAGCAAGGAAACCGGCTTGTTCACGGCATTGCTTAACTTGCCTGCAACTTGCCGTAACAGAACTAAATACATCAAATCAGCACTTTGAGAAATCAGAGTGCTTTTTTATTATTAATCAAAGAAAGGTTTGATACTATGAGAAAAAGAATTTTAGCAATTGTACTTATGGTAGTTATGATTGCAACAACCGTACTGGTTACTGTGGGCTGTACCGAGGCAACGCAGGTATCGTACAATGTTTCGCAGGAAGCAGACAATTTCAATGTGATACGCAGGCTTACGGTTATTAACACAAGAACCGATAAGCCGTCATTTGAACTTGTTGCCGCTTTTTCATTACAGGTCGATAATGACGATAACCAAATTGAGGTTGTCTGCGAAACGGGCAAGGGTGAATACAAAAAGCATATCATAGGTCTTAATGATGAAACTATGTATGTTGTAGAGGACATAAGCGGTGCAGAAGTGGACAAATACCGTTATGAAATTAACTTCCTGCCTAAACAGATTTTGCCGATTACATTTAAGAGTAAAGATTAACAGTTAAACCGGTCGATTTCGACCGGTTTAGAAAGGTGGTGACAGAATGAAAATCAGAGTAACAACAGCATTTAACGACAGGCAGAACGGCTATGTAACCCGACCTGTGAATGAAGTTTTTGAATGTTCCGAGCAGAGAGCAAAGGAACTCATTGACGGCGGTTTTGCAGAAGAGGTCAAGCCTGACGCTCCCAAAAAGCCGAGAACCAAAGCAGTTAAAACAGAAAAAGCAGATTAAGCACTTTACGAATATGTAAGGTGCTTTTATTTTACCCTCCCGTAGGTTACAACGGCTGAATTTCTACCGCAGGCAAAGCGGAATACAAGCTATGCAGAAAGGATTTACTATGAAGAATATACACACACTTCTCTCCGAAATCGGCTTTACAGTTCCCGAAGATAAAAAGGTAGACTTTGAAAAAGCCTTTGCGGATAATTACAAAACCGTGTCAGAGGTTGAAAAGCTCCGCACATCAAGGGACAACTACAAGTCACAGCTTGAAACTGCACAGACTGCACTCAAAAAGTTTGAGGGTGTCAATGTGGACGAGCTCAAGGGCGAAATCAAAAAGCTCAACGGCGACCTTGTAACCAAAGAGAAGGAGTATCAGACAAGGATTGCGGATATGGAATTTAACTCAGTGCTTGACGGTGCAATTTCGGAAAGCGGTGCAAGAAACTCAAAGGCTGTCAAGGCTCTGCTTGACCTTGAAAACCTGAAAACATCTAAAAATCAGGCAGATGACATCAAAAAGGCTCTCGAACAGGTTAAGTCCGAAAACGGCTATATGTTCGGTTCTGACGAGCCTTTTCAGAATCCTGTCGGTGCAACCAATACAGGTAACGGCGGTACAGGCTCAAATCCGCTTGCGTCAATGCGTGCGGCTATGGGACTTTCTGCCGAAAAGAAATAATTTTATTAAATCTATGAGGTGATTTTATTATGGCAAACACAATTGCACTTTTTAAACAGTACACAGCGTTGCTTGATGAGGTCTATAAGCAGTCGGCACTCACAAGCAAAATTGACGGTGCGTCAGACCTTGCAACACAGGGCGCTAACGCAAACGAGCTTATCATTCCGATGCTCACAATGGACGGTCTTGCTGACTACTCACGCAACAGCGGTTATGTTGACGGCGATGTTGAGCTTACGAACGAAACCGTGAAATGTAACTTTGACCGTGGCAGAATGTTCACGGTTGACACAATGGATAATGCAGAAACGGCAGGCATTGCATTCGGCAGACTTTCGGGCGAGTTTATCCGCACAAAGGTTGTTCCCGAGCTTGACGCTTTCCGCTTTGCAAAGTATGCCGGTACAAGCGGTATTTCTTCCGTGAGTGCAACTCTCACAACAGGTGAAGAGGTTGTAAAGGCTCTCCGCACAGCCTCAACAAAAATGGACGAGGACGAAGTTCCTTTCGAGAACAGACACCTTTTCATCACATCACCGCTTTACGGTCTTGTGCAGGATCTCGATACAACAAAGTCAAGGGAGGTTCTCAGCCGTTTTGCAGATACCACACTTGTTCCTCAGTCAAGATTCTATACAGCAATTGAACAGCTTGACGGCACATCCTCAAGCAAGGAAAAGGGCGGTTACAAAAAGGCGACTTCGGGCAAGAATATCAACTTTATGATTATTCACGGCTCTGCTCCGATTCAGTTCACAAAGCACCTTGACACAAAGGTTATTGAGCCGTCAGTTAATCAGAGTTCTGACGGTTGGAAGTTTGGTTATCGTATGGTCGGTATTGCCGATGTTTATGCGAATAAAAAGGCAGGTATCTACTGCCATTCAGCTGTAGAGGCTTAAAGGAGTGTTACTATGACCGCTTATGCCGATGAAGGCTATTACATCTCTGAATATCTCTGTGGCAGAAAGGCGGTCATTGTTTCCGCCTTTGATTATTATGCACGCTCTGCGACCCTGCTCATTAAGGCATACACAGGCGAAAATGTTGACAGAAACAATATTCCCGAAAGCGTAAAACTCTGCTGTTGTGAGCTTGCAGAGCTTGTATATAACGATGAAAAGCAGTCCGCAAATTCAGGAATTTCATCTGCAAGCGTCGGTGATGAATCCGTAAGCTATGTGTCCGAAGAAGAGCGTAAAACCGCCCATAAAAAGGCTGTCAGACACACAATCTACAAGTATCTTGCCGACAGCGATTTGCTGTACAGAGGTGGTCGCAGATGATTATTACCCCTGAAAGCTCCTGCACAATCTACAGATTCAACGGCTCAGGCTATGACCGATATTTCATTTCCGAATGTCATTGGCAGGAGAACAAGGCTCGCAATGTGCTTAAAAGCGGAATGCAGAACGCTGACAGCGTGACGGTGTATATTCCGATTGAATCCGCAGGGCTTTTTCCCGGCTTTTTAAAGCCGAGCGAAAACCTTTTTGCAGGTCAGCTATGCACCCCTCAGAACAGCACACAGGACATGATTATTAAGGGCGAGAGTAATTTCACCTTTGATAATTCAAACCCTCAGAGCGTGTCACAGAGCCTTAAAACGCTAAAGCAAAAACACAGGTGCTATGCGGTTATGTCGATTGATGAAAAGCTTTACGGCGTAACCGATTTACAGCACATCAAAATTTCGGCGAGGTGATTGTATGAAGATTGTTCAACCGCCCGATTTTGTCATCAAGTCAAAAAACGGTACGGCAGGTTTCCTCTGGGATAAAAAGTTTGCAGTCCGCAAAAATGCCGATGTGTTAAAGGTGCAAAAGTATGTTGACAGCACGGTTTTACGATTGATGAAACCCTATACGCCGTTCAGAAACGGCGTGCTTGAAAAGTCGGCAACCCTCTCAACGGTTATAGGCTCGGGCGAAATTCATCAGAACACACCGTATGCGAGGTATCTCTACTACGGCAAGGTTTACGGTCCTAATATCCCGATTAAGAAAAACGGTGTTATTGTGGGCTATTTCAGCCCTAAAGGACAGAAGAAACACCCCACAGGTAAAATGCTTGTTTATTCTCGGGCAAAGCACCCTCTTGCCGGCAAGATGTGGTTTGAACGAATGAAAGCCGACCGTAAAAAAGAGATTTTACAGGGTGCTGCTAAAGTGGCAGGAGGCAAGGCAGAATGAACATAATTGAACTTATGCAGAGCATTGTGATGAGCTTTCCAAAGCTGAACGATGTTCTGCACATTGACTACACAACCCCCGACACCGACAGCTACGGCTTATCTCCGACAGGCGACACACTGATTAAATCCGATGTTCTCGGCAATCAGGAGCGACAGCACACATTCATCTTGTACGCTGTTTATCAGTCGGTTAATGACTATGACCGACTTGCCAACAGCGGACTTATTAACGAGTTACAGCTGTGGCTTGAAAAACAGGCAAAAGGGCAAACGCTGACCGTAACGGTTGGCGACAATGAGCTTGCAGGTACGCTCACAAAAATAACCTGTTCAAACGGTATGCTTTATGACATACCCGACAGCAATTTAATTGGTAATGTAATGTATCAGTTACAGATTACCGCAGATTACAAAATCGAAAGTGAGGAATTTTAATTATGGCAACAACACCCGATATCGGTAAACTCAAAAGAAGTTATCTTATGCACTACATAGATGCATCGTTTGGTGGCGAAACCCCTAAGTGGTTTTTGATTGGCAGAGATATTGAAGATATGTCCGTTGAACTCAACCCCGACACAGAAACAGTCAAGAACATTCTTGATGAAACCGTTGTAAACGATAACGGCTATGAACCGTCAATTGACGCAGACACTTATTACGCAAACACAGGCGATGCAATCTACGAAAAGATTAAGGATATTGCAATGAACCGCCTTACAGGTGATGACTGCAAGACTGCAATTCTTGAAGTCCTTGTTGATAAGAAGACAGGTCCGTATGACGCTTGGACTGAAACCTGTATCGTAAAGCCACAGTCCTACGGCGGTGCTCAGGGCGGTGTGAACATTCCGTTCAACATCGCATTTAACGGCGACAGACAGCAGGGTACGGCTACAATTGAGAAGAAAGTGCCGACCTTTACCGCAACGGTTTAATCTTCGGGGAGGGATTGATTTATGCAGAAACTTGTTTTTGACAGAGGTTACAAAGAATATCAGATTGGCGATGACGAAAACGCAGTAATCCGTATCAATACCGCGGATGTGGGCATTCTTGCAAGGCTCAACGAGGCAGTCAAGAATATTGAGCAGATTCAGAAGAAGTATGAAAACGCTGAAAAAGCTGAAAACACAGACGCAATTCAGCTTATCACCGAGTGCGACAAGGACATCAGAGAACAGATTAACTACATTTTCGGTTCGGATGTCTGCACGGTTGCCTTTGGTGAAATTAACTGTCTTTCACTTGCGGGCGGTAAGCCGATTTTTGAAAACTTCCTTGAAGTGCTTATTCCTGTTATACAGGCTGATTTTGAATCGGCACAGAAAATTTCCGATGAGAAAGTCGGCAAATACACTTCACAGGTGAAAAAGTGATTGAATTACTGCCGAAAAGCCTTGAGGTTGACGGCAGAAACTACGAAATCAATTCCGACTTCCGTGTTGCTCTGCTGATTTTCAAAGCCTATGCAGACGATGATCTGAACGATTTTGAAAAATGCCGAGTGTGTGTCGAGTGCCTTTACAAGGAAATTCCCAAAAATTACCAAAAGGCACTTGACAGGGCAACTTGGTATCTTGACGGCGGAGATATTCCGCAGGGCAAACAGCTCCCCGTTCGTGTGCTTGATTGGGAACAGGACGGACATATAATCTTCCCTGCTCTCAATAAGGTTGCAGGAGCGGAAACACGCACAGTCGATTATATGCACTGGTGGACTTTTCTCGGCTTGTTCAATGAAGTGGGCGACGGCTTGTTTACACAGGTGATTTCAATACGCACCAAAAAGGCAAAGCATAAGAAGCTCGACAAAACCGAACGGGATTTTTACAGCGAACATAAAGAACTTATCGACCTAAAGCCCAAACTCACAGCAGAAGATAAAGAGGAACTTGACTTCATAAATTCGCTTGTGTAGTGTAGTATCTTATCACATATTGTTGACATTCTCTAAATGTTAGTGTATGATTAAATAAAAGCTATATTGTTTTAACATTTAGGAGGATGAATGATGAAAAGTAAATTTTATGAAGTCGTGTCTTGGATTATCGGTATCGTCGGAATTATCGGTAGTATTGTTGCAGGTTTTCAGTTCCCGACTTCCACATACAATTCTGTTACAGAAGAATTCACAACAGGCTTTAATATGGGAATGACTGTAATTTGTCTGATTTCCGTTGCGATTCTCTGTATGATTTTTGCTGGTATTTCCTGTATTCTCAAAAAGCTTGAATTTCTTTGCGGTGAACAGGAAACAGAGGAAAGCGATGAAAACAATAGCGGAAGTACCAATTCGCCCGATAAATGGGAATGCCCAAACTGCCATTGTATGAACTCATATAGCAATGTTGCAGAATGCCCCAATTGCCATTGGAAAGCGTAATTAAAACAAAAAGCCACTCCAAAAACGGGGTGGCTAAAATTTTAAAAAAATAAATAAAAAACTTCTTGACTTTTGCCCGACAATATTATATAATTATGCCAGACAAAAGAAAGGAGGATAGTTAGATGTCACCAAGAACAGGCAGACCAACCAACAACCCAAGACCTAACAAAATCAGTATTAGGATAAGTGATAGTGATAAAAACTTATTAGAAAAATATTGTGATCAGGAAAAGGTTAATAAAACTGAAGCAATAAGCCGAGGAATAAAAAAGTTGGAAAGCGATATAAAAAAATAACAGTACCGTTTGACTGTGGAAAGAAGAACGATACTGTTATCACCGACAGGTAACCCTATCTGAAATCTATTATATCATTTAGGGCTACTTCTGTCAAACAAAACGATTGATAGGAGTTTTTATTATGCAGAAAATATTCACAAAGTACTATCCTAACATAGATAACATTTTCGGAAACTATGTTATAAGTGATGAGTATTCTAAAAATCCATTGACGGTTGAAGTCAATAAAGTTTCAAGTGAAGCAATCGACAAGGCTGTTGAACTTATAAAAAGAGGAAACGAGTTAAAAGCCGCCGACACTTTTGTTGAGGGAGTTGTTGTTCACGAAGAACTTGGTTTCTTACTCGGATTTACCTACGCAATGAAACTTGCACAGGAAAGTATGAAAAGATGAAAGGACTAAATGATATGAAAGCTATGGAATACAAAGGACAGAAAGTTATCACAACAGCAATGCTTGCAGAAGCATATGGAACGAGTACGAGTTATATCAGTAAAAACTTTTCTCGTAACAAAAGCAAATTTGTTGAGGGAAAGCATTATTTCTATTTGGAAGGAAAGGAATTTAAAAACTTTGTAACCAGTAGTCTAAAAGACGAGTGGTCAAAGAGAGCAAGTCATTTATATTTGTGGACTGAAAGAGGGGCAAACCACCATTGCAAAATTCTTGATACAGACAAAGCGTGGGAACAGTTTGAAAATCTTGAAGAAACCTATTTCAGAGTTAAAGAGGCAGTCAATGCGTTTATTTCTCCCGATACGGTAAAGTACCTCAACGGTGTTGCAAATTATCTTCGTATTCAGCGTACAATTATGAAAGACAAAGGTTGTACACCTCTTGAAATTGCTCAAATGGATAAACTGACTTGTGATACATATGGAATTCCAATTCCCGACAGTTTGTCAGCTCCTAAACCATATGAACAGCTTGCAATTGCAGGTATTACACAAAAGAAACTTGCTTCAAATGCAAATTAACCACAATTAAATATCTGTTAATTACAGCACATATCTTCGGGTATGTGCTGTTTTTATATCCAAGGGTGTCGCTATTTGCTACGCCCTTTATTTTATATTGAAAGGATGTGAAAATATGGCGGTTGACGGTTATCTGAATTTTGATACGAAACTTGATACATCGGGTTTTAACGGTGGTTTGGCACAGGTTAATACTACTGTTACCAAATCAATCGAAAGGGTAAAAAATCAGCTTAAGACCTTTGCAAAGACTGCTGCTGTTGCTTTCAGCACTTATGCAATTACAAATTTCGGCAAAGAGTGCATTGAGCTTGGTTCTGACCTTGCGGAGGTGCAGAATGTTGTTGATGTTACTTTTCCGGCAATGACCAAACAGGTTGACAAGTGGGCAAAAAGTGCAGCTAATTCTTTTGGTTTGTCCGAAACAATGGCAAAGCGGTATGTCGGTACTTTCGGCTCAATGGCTGAGGCTTTCGGTTTTACAGAGAAAGAAGCCTATGATATGTCAACCACGCTGACAGGACTTGCAGGCGATGTTGCTTCATTCTACAACATCAGACAGGACGAAGCTTATACAAAACTTAAATCAGTATTTTCGGGCGAAACCGAAACTTTAAAAGATTTGGGTATTGTAATGACGCAGACTGCGCTTGACAGCTATGCTCTTGCAAACGGTTACGGCAAAACCACAGCCAAAATGACCGAAGCCGAAAAAGTAACATTGCGTTACAAGTTTGTGCAAGACCAGCTTGCCAATGCGACGGGTGACTTTGTCCGAACGCAGGACAGTTGGGCGAATCAGACAAGAATTTTACAGCTCCGACTTGACAGCCTGAAAGCTACACTCGGTCAAGGTCTTATCAATGTGTTTTCTCCGCTGTTGAAAAATTTTAATTCCTTTATCGAAAAATTAGATATTGCAACGGAAAAATTCAAAAGCTTTACGGAACAGGTTTTCGGCTATTCATCTGCAACCGACAATTCCGCAAATTCCGCAAGCTCTGAAATGACAGACCTCGCCGATGAAACAAAGAGTGCAAACTCTGCACTTGCCACAACATCGAAAAAGACAAAGGAAATTAAAGACAATCTTCAAGGATTTGACAGGCTCAACGTGATGAGCCTTGAAAACAGTTCATCAGATGACAGTACAGCAGTAAACAGCCCCACAAAGAAATCATCTAAAGCCGCAGTCAACGCACTTGATACTGCCGCAACAGCAATTGAAAAGCGTACAAACAAGGTTTTTGATAGCATTAAAAGAGCCTTGAATAATCTGAAAAATGCTTTTGTTTCAATCGGCGAATCGTGGAAGAGAGTGTGGAAAAACGGTACAGGCGAAAAGATCATCGGAAACATCAAACAGCTTTTGAAAAATGTTTTTGATATCATCGGTGATATTTCGGGAGCGTTTACAAAGGCTTGGAATAAGGCAAGACTTGGTGACGAGGTTGTGCAATCCATTATCGACAAATGGAACAGTTTGCTTGAACTTGTAAACACGATTGCAGAGGATTTTCGCAAAGTGTGGAATAACGGCACCGGTGAGAGAATTTGGACTAATATTCTGAATATTATCAAAAACTGCAACAACTACACCAAAACTCTGCGGACTAAAATCAAACAGGCTTGGGACAAAAATGAATCGGGCAAAAAGATTTGGGAAGCAATCCTTGGCATTGTTGAAGATATCACAGGCTTTTTGAGCGATATGTCAGAGATTCGCCTTGAATGGCTTGAAAGTCTTGATTTGTCACCGCTTGTATCAGCTGTTGCCGACCTCGGACAGGCGTTCAGGGATTTGCTCAAAGCCTGCGGAGATAAGCTGAAACAGGCATACAAGAATATTCTTCTCCCACTTGCAAAATGGACAATTGAAGAAGCAGTTCCGAAACTTGTAGAAGCCCTTGCAGGAGCATTGAAACTGTTAAGCAAAATAGTTAAATCTATTAGTGACAAAACCTTGTACGCTATCGCAGGCGGCATTACTGCAGTCGGTACAGCTGTTGTTGTTTTCAAGGCAGGACAAGCGATTGCAAGCGGAATTGACAAAGTCAAAAATGCTATAAAGTTATTTTTGACAACTGTTTCTGCAAATCCAATCTTAGCCGTTGCCGGTGCCATCACCGGACTTGTGACTGCAGTTACTGTATATAATCAGCTTGTTTGGAGTAATTCCGAAGCTAAAAAATTTGCTGATGAAATTGACGGTATAAAATCAAGGCTTGATACAACTACGCAAGGTATTGAGGATAACTTGTCAGACACTCTTGAACGAATGGACAGCTTGTATGCAGACAATACACTTGTTGACAGTTACCAACAGAAACTTGATGAACTGTTACAGAAAGCTACGCTTAGTCCAGAAGAGCAGGCACAGCTTGAAACCATTGTTACATATTTTAAAAACAATGTTGACGGCTTTAGCAACATTTGGAATAACTATGTGTCAATCAGTAGTGACGGCAAGTTGCACTTGAACGGCGATTTAAGCGAAGTTCGTAATGCAATTGACAATACAATTGATAAATACCAACAGCTTGCAAATAGTGCCGCATTAGCTGAATTATCTTCTGAAAACAGCAAAGAAAGAATTCTTGCATCAAAAGAATACAACAGTGCAAAGTCGGATTATAACAGCAAGAAGAAAGACCTTGAAAACGAACAGAAAAAACTAAAAAAATGGCTTGAGAAAAACGGCAAAAGTATGCAAGCACTTGAAAATTACTATTTTGGTGGTGGTGCTAAAAACGACGCTTTATGGAAAGAGGGCATTGAATACTTTGAGAATATTCAGAGCAAAACAAAGTCACTGGAAGGTGCTACATCTACTGTAAATAAGACAATTGCCGCCTTAAATAAGCTCACGATGACCGGTGATGATCTTTTGGATGTACAAAAGGTAGTTAAGGGCGAATATTCGGATGCCGCCGCTGTTCTTATGGCTTACAACGCAGGAATGATTAACACAGAGCAAATTCAAAAATCTCAATGGAAATCCTTGAACAATTTGCAAAAAGCCGCAAAAGATACGGGTAAAAACACGGTCCTTGGTCTTGTTGAGGGTACAGAAGCATACGAAGGTGCGCTTGTCAAAAACAGTCACGGTCTTGCTTCTATTGTGCTTTCAGAATATGATACCACGATGGGAATTCATTCCCCGTCAACAGAAATGTACGCAAGAGGCGGTTACACGGTTCAAGGTCTTGCAAACGGCATTCGTGACAGAATATATGCCTTGAAAAATCCGCTTGCAAGACTGCTTAGCTTTATTTCAACACATATCAATCCGATTTCAAGCGTTTTCTCAAATGCTTTTGAGGGTATCAAGAGTGCTGTAAAAAAGCCTATGAACGGATTTTTAGGTGTTGTTCAGAACTTCTTAAACAACTTTATAGATCCGTTCAACAGCCTCGGCAGTGCTATTTCAGGCGGAATGAGTACAGCGGCAAAGATTGCTTATGAAGCATTGGGAAGTGTAAACGGCAATGTCGGACTGCCTAACATTACAGTTCCCCGACTTGCCACAGGTACGGTTGTTCCGGCAAATTACGGTGAATTTCTTGCCGTACTCGGTGATAACAAGCGTGAGGCTGAGGTTGTTTCGCCGATTTCAACTATCAAACAGGCACTTATTGAGGCTATGGCAGAGATAGGCTCAACAGGTGACAGCGGTGACATTAACCTTACTGTAAATCTTGACGGCGAAGTGATTTTTAACAACATTGTAAAACGCAACAACGCAGTCAAAAAGCGTCACGGTGTCGGTGCGTTAGATTAGGAGATGATGATATGGCAAATTTTAAAGGTTATTTAATAAGGTTCCCTAAGAGCGGTAAGCTGTTTCCGCACGAGCTTATTGCAAAGGATAACTACAACGGCACTCCACTCCAGAGAACCGAAATCAAGGCATACCGTGACAGCAACAATCTTCTGCACCGAACAACTTCGCCAAATTACAAGTCGAGAATTGAGTTTACAACCGTTGACGAACTCACCCTTGCACAAATGCAGTCAATTAGAAGTGCTTTGAATAGTTCGTGGGACAACTCTCAACAGCGTAAAATCCGTGTCGAGTATTGGGACGATGAACTTCTTGCATATCGCACAATGACCGCCTATATGCCCGATATCACCTATCAGGTCAAGAAAATCACCAAAAACAACATCATATACAATGCCGTGACTTTCACTTTTATTGAGTATTAAGGGGGTGACAGATTGCTATCCGTTTCAAGTACGCATAAGCAGAAAATCATTAACGAACTTATTTCAAATAAGCTCGAAATCTTTTCATCCGACAGCAAGTTTGATGTCATCACCGAAACCAACATTGAAAGCGAAAGTATGAGCCTTAAACAGTCGATTTGTGACGAAAATAAGTTGAAATTCGGCGGTTGCATTGCTTCCGAATTTAAAATCGGATTGCTGAACACCGTTGACAGAACCTTTGATGTTTCAAAACTTGTCGGTTGTTGGATTTTAGTTAAGCTGACACAAACTTTTCCGTCAGGCTCTCCGATACTGCCGAGTAGTTCATTATATCCAAGCGACACACTCTATCCGGGCGAAGCCGTGACAACAAAGTCGTGGTGCATTTTTAACGGTATGATTGACAAAGCCGAGGTCAATAAAACAGATCAGAACAAAATCAGCATAACCGCCTATGATGTGATTTCACAGCTTTATGAAACCGACTGTACAAACGCTCTGCAAAAGCTCTGGAATAACAATTCTAACAGCACTTCGGTTTATGCACTGTTGGCAATGGTTTCTGAAAAATTTATTAACCTATGCGGTCAACCTGATGCCCATTTTTTATCCGACCGTTTACTTAACGAGGTTATCAACAAGGTTGAGAATCTGACTGTTAAGAATATGAAAATTTTTAACAAAGTATGGCTTGATGATTCCGAAAAGGTTAATTACGGTCAATTGCTTAATTATACAGCGGAAATGCTCGGTGTGTTTGCTTTTGTTAAACCCGATAACCGAAAAGGCGGTAACATTGTTTTTGTCAACCTTGAAACCGATACAACAAAAGCAGAAAAATATGACTTTTACGAGGCATTCAATGCTGATGAAAAGTCAAGCGGTACATACGGGACTGTTGACTTTGCAATCGGAGGTGCTACACGAACCGCAAAGGTGCGTAGCTACAAGTTTTTAGGCGGTAAAACCTATGATATGACAGATAACATTCTTGTATGGCAGGAAAACGATAACGAAGGCGGTGCGTGGATACATAAGTTTGAAAATTTATTTTCAGGCGATACAGGCAAGCGAATACACCATAAAATTTATAAGCCTATCGAGGCAACCCTTGACGGCAGATTGTGGGTTGAGCCGGGCGATATGGTGCAAATCAAATACTATGTTACCGACGCTGACGGCAACTATGCCTATAACGCTGACGGCACTCCGCAAACCGCAACCGTGACATCATATGTGTTATCGAGAGAGCTTACGGGCATACAGGCACTCACAGACAAAATCACAGCGAAAGGAGAATAATTTTGAACAAATACACACGAATGAACTGGGAAAATACCCCCTCAACAGCAACTCCGCTGACTGCCGACAACCTCAACCATATGGACGAGGGGATTGAACGGGCAACAGACGGAGCAATTGCACTTGAAACCGAAATAGCCACGGCAAGAGGCGGTCAAAATTCACTCGGAGCAAGGCTTGATAAAACAGACAAGAGTATTGCCCGAAAGCTCGATTCAATGCCGTTTGACAGCGAGCCAAAAAATAACAGCCCGTGTTATCTCACAAGTGGTACGGTTTACAATGCTCTGCTTGTTAAAGCCGATAAAACCGCCTTGGCGACTAAATACGATTCGTCAAATATTGAAAGTGGTACATCAACACTCACACCGTATTCAACCGTCACCGATAAAATCAAAAGTGCAAACTGTACATATAAGACGATTGGTGACATCGTAATCGTCAGTGCAACGGTCAAAATGAACGCAGTATCTCTTGGCGGCAATAGCATGTGTCCGCTGATTGATTTGCCGTACAAATGTATTTCCGAGGACAATGTTTTTTGTGTCGGTATTTCAAACCTTGGCAAGCTCTTTAAATTTGCCATTCCGAAAAATAACACTTGGCTACAGTTTTCAACTCAGGATAAGACGGCTTACACATTTGCAGACGGCGAGCAAATTAATGTGATTTGCTTGTACAAAATTAAATAACGGAGGTAAAAATAATGGAACTTAAAGAAAAAATCACACTCGATATGCTCACAAAGGACAGCGTTTCGGTACTCAGACAGCAGTTTTTGACCTTTAACGGTGAAGAAATGCAGGTTGGCGTAAACATCCGCAACGCATACATGAACAGCAAATCGGGCAGAGAACAGCTCAAAACGGTGCTGTCTGATGAATATTACAATGCCGTCATGGCAGTTTGGGGCGACAATCCAACCGTTGACGAGCCGATAGAAAGCGAGGTGTAAGCAATGAAAGAAAACATTTTACAGGCACTATTTGCCACGGTGTGCGGTGCTATTGTCGCATATCTTAACATCTTGCTTGTGCCGTTTGCGGTGATGATTGCGGTAATGATTATCGACTATATCACAGGAATGGCACAGGCATACATCAGCCACACGCTTAACAGCCGTGTCGGTGTAACAGGCATTATCAAAAAGGTAGGCTATATCGTAGCCGTAGCGGTCGGTATTGTTGCCGACTATCTCATCAGTTCGGCACTTGTCAACTGCGGAATCGACCTGCGAATTAACTACTGTATCGGCATGATTGTTACGATTTGGTTTATCATCAACGAATTAATTTCAATCCTTGAAAACCTTTCGGAAATCGGAATCCCATTGCCGAAATTTTTGGTATCAATCGTCAAGAGATTAAAGACAACAGTCGAAGTAAAAACAGATGAAAGCGAGGAGTAATTATGGTTTTATCTAATACTGTTGACAAAATGTTAAGCGAAGATTACAAAGAAAGGTTTATCGCTGAATATCAGCAGTTATCAATCCGCCACGACGGCTTAAAGAAAATGCTTGATAACTGGGATAAAGAGAATCTGAATTTTATTCCGACTTGCCCACGCAGTACATATGACTTGCAAATTAAAGCAATGAGCGATTACAGAGCCGTACTTGAAGCAAGGGCAGTTATGGAAAATATCGACTTGAAAAAATTATACGCAGAAAGCGAGGAATAATTATGAGTAATTCAAAACTTGTTAATTACACAAAATTAAGCCCAAACCACAGTGGTAAACGCACACACAGTATTGACCGCATTACTCCGCATTGCGTTGTAGGTCAGTGCAGTGTCGAAACCCTCGGCAACATCTTTATGAATACAGCCTGTGAGGCAAGCTGTAACTACGGAATCGGCTATGACGGCAGAGTGTTGCTCTGTGTAGATGAGGGCAATCGCTCTTGGTGTTCATCAAGCAATGCCAATGACCAGAGAGCAGTCACAATCGAATGTGCAAGCGACACGGTAGCTCCGTACACCATGAACAGTAAGGTGTATAACAAACTCGTTGCACTCTGCGTTGACATTTGCAAGCGTAACGGCAAGACTAAACTGCTTTGGTTTGGCAATGAGGACAAGACTTTAAACTATTCGCCAAAATCAGGCGAAATGGTCTTGACTGTACACAGGTGGTTTGCGAATAAATCTTGCCCAGGTGACTGGCTCTATAACAGGCTCGGCAATCTTGCAGACGAAGTAACTGCACAGCTCGGCGGTAAAACATCAAATAAGGAGAATGAGGAAATGATTAAATACGGTTCACACAACACAGCAACACTCGCATTTAAGAAGCAGTTGATTACTTTATACAACATGAAAATCATTAAAACAAAAGTCGATAATTCAAACGGTTTCGGCGACGGCACTTTGAAGGCCGTCAAAGAAGCACAGAGAGCAGGTAAGGTCACGGTTGACGGCATTGTCGGCGAGAAGACAATCAATGCTATCTATCATCTTATCAATGACGGTATTCGAGCAAAAGACAGCAAAATCGCCAACGCAAAAAAGGCACTCAGCTGATTAAAACCTAAAGAACATTCTTAATGTCTTGACAAACACAAACACATAATTGCAAAAATATTCCCCTCATCCGCCATAAAAAAGCGAGTGAGGGGAGTTTGTTATTTGTAAATTTAATGATTTTGCATAATATCGCATTTTTTGAAAGCCTGAAAGTACCGATTATATCTGACTTTTCCTGCCTTGCATTTGCCTAACATTTTACCTGTTTTTTTCTGTATTTCGGTGTATTTTAGCGTTAAAAAGATATAAAAAA